CATAACCAGTAGCTCCTGTACTTCCGTCAAAGCCAGTTGCACCTGTTGCGCCATCATAACCTGTAGCACCTGTACTTCCGTCATAGCCAGTTGCTCCGGTTGCTCCGGTTGCTCCGTCATAGCCAGTAGCGCCTGTACTGCCATCTAGACCGGTAGCACCACCTGAAGATATTGTTTGCCAATCACTATTCAAACCATCAGGGATTGAATTGCCGGGTGTTGAACTAATCCAACTATATGAACCTATTACTCCACCTGTACCATAACTAACAACATCATTTTGATAATATGTTGATGCAGGATTGTAATAACCTGTATTTGTAAATCCTATACCAGTTGCTCCAGTCGCCCCGTCATAACCAGTAGCACCTGTACTACCATCATATCCTGTTGCGCCGGTGGCACCAGTAGCACCTGTTGCTCCGTCAAAGCCAGTTGCGCCCGTTGATCCGTCATAACCAGTAGCACCTGTTGCTCCTGTAGCACCTGTACTTCCTGTTACGCCAGTAGCACCTGTACTTCCATCAAAGCCAGTAGCACCAGTTGCTCCGTTTAGTCCAGTAGCTCCGGTTGCTCCGTTTAGTCCGGTAGCACCAGTACTACCATCAAGACCTGTAGCACCTGTAGCACCTGTAGCACCTTTAGGGCCTGTAGCGCCTGTAGTAGTTGATGACCAACTCAAATGACCGTAACCGTCTGTAGTCAATACATTACCTGGACCTCCGCCTGTAATAGTAATATTACTATTAGATCCTAAATCGGTCAATCCATTGACTGTTAGACCGGTCAATGTTCCTAGTGTATTGACATTAGATTGATTATTTGAACCGATACTCAATGTACCTGTAATATTTGCTAAACCACCTGTAAATGAAGCAAAGTTATTTGAGTATGTACGGTCAGGATTAATATCAACTACTAATGTTTGACTTGATTGTGTAATTTCAGCATATGTCCCGCCACTTTCTTCTCTACCAATACTCAATGAACTTGTAGATACTTGTACGGCAGCAATATTAGCAGTAACTACTACGTCACCTGTAGGGCTATTTACTGTGATGCCAGCGCCTTGTGTTTTATTTACAGTTTTGACAGTAGAACTATTTGTGGCATTGTATAACTCAGTAAAGTTATTTTGTGCCTTTTGAAAAGCTTCTCTTATCTGGTCTGCTGTTGGATCATCTGGAAATGCTCCGAAGTCTATATTTTGTTGGCTCATCCTATACTGCCTCTTTTATTTGTGTGGAAATACGCATATGATATTTAAATCTTTATTATGTATTTATCGTTTAGTGACAAAGACTGTAGCCAAAAAAATACCCGATGTACTCGGGTATTCTTTGAGTTATCAAATATTATTTGATACCGCTTAGTTTCTTCCAGTCTGATAACAAGTCATTTGACTCTGATACAGGGTTACCTAAACGACTCAATTGTGTAGAAACAACTGGAATAGTTGATTGTCCTGTTGATTTCTTACCATTCAATCCACCTGAAATAGCATTTAGCATGTATTCCATGTCAGCATCAAATGATTCATCTTTAGCATTTTTACCAGCATCATTAGCCCACTCAGTGATAGGAGCATCTGTATTAGCAAAGTTTTTACTTGCGGCTGTGGCTAATGCGGCGTCACGTGTTGCGTCACTTTGTTCTTCATCAGCTTCGTCATTGTTATTTACAACTTCTTCACTTTCAGCAACTTCTTCTTCACGCTGGTCTAATGTTTCATCTTCGTTTATATCTTCAGAATCACATTCGCAATCACTGTGTCCACAATCATCGCAAACTTCTTCTTCATCTTTTGGTCCGAAAGAATTTTCATAGCCTTGTGGTCCTTTTGGAACATCAAGTTTACCTGCAGGCTTGCCTTTAGCATCCATTGTTTCTAATTCATCAGGCTGTAGTGTCAATGTACGAATCAAATTGATAATAGCTTCATGTGAATCTACGGGGATATCAGGTCCATGACTTCCCACTTGTTTTGGACCTTTAGCACCCAGTGCTTCAACATCATGTAAATGAGGAGCTAAACCTGTTTGTCTTACGATAGATAACAATTGTTCCGCAGTCATATTATCAAGTGCTTTTTTGATAGATTCTTTTGTTTTAGCATCTGACTTAGAATCTTTTGACTTCGCTTCATCTTCTCTGATAGTAGGCTTAGCATAACTACTAGGTGCTAATAATGAATTTAGTTTGTTATCCCATGCTTTCAATGTAACATCTTCATTGATAGACCATGGACTTTCTTCAATAGTACTACGGTCAGTAAATGTTTTGCCACCAACACTGAACTTACCACCTTGTGGAGTTTTCTTCAATGCGGCTGTGAAAGCATTACCTTCATCAGCAATTTGTGGAGTGTGAGCTCCGTAACTTGCCATATCATCTATTGTTGTCATATTGTTTTCACCAACATAACCCATGCCAGGCATTTGACCATAGCACTCATCTAAGCCTTGCTTGTAGCCTTCATGGTATTGTCTTGCTTCTTCCATGTCATCATATCGGCAGTTGTAACCTTCTTGTGCTAAAGCATGTGCTCTACCAGAATGATGTGCGGCTTTCAGTCTATGTTCCATACCTTCTTTGACTTTCTTTTTCTTATCATCGGCGGCTTTTTTCATTGACTCTTTTTTATTGCCGTCTTTGTCTAAGTCTAAGAAGTCTGGCTTAGCCGCTTCTTTTACTGTCTTTTTCTTTTTCTCATCATACTCAATGTCTTTAGCTACTTTTTTACCGGCACGTTCTGCTTTAGCATCTTCAGCATCACGCTTTTTACCATGAATACCATCTTTCTTCTTTTCATCATACTCAATGTCTTTAGTAACTTTCTTACCAGCCTTCTCAGCTTTATCATCAGCCTTAGCACGTGCTTCACTGATAGGACTCATTATACTATCATTTGGTGGCATATCAGCTTCACGGATTTTCTTTAGTTGTGCACCAGCAATACGCTTGGCAGCCTCTACACCATACTTAGGTGTTAGTTTACGAACCAATGCTTCAAAGCCTGTATTGGCATTGTTGTGTTTGCCAATATCTTCTTCTTTCATTTGTTGATCTGGATTTAAATTCATTTCACCTTTGCCGATTGCTGACTTAATAGTAGCGGCAAGAGCAGGGTTAGTAACTGTACCTAATGTCTTGTTACCTTGTTGAATAACTTGAGTTTGTGTTTGTGTAGCAGGTTTGATTTGAACTTGTTCTGCTTCAGCAATCATGCCACGGTCAACTTGCTCAATCCAATCTTTTAGACTGTGCTTAGTTGTTTTCTTTTTGTCATACTTAGGTAATTTAATATCTTTACCATGCTTAACACCAAACGCACTGAAGTCATACTTCTTGTCTTCGCCGCTAGATTGTGTAGCTTTCTTAGGACGACCTTTGCCTTTCTTTTCGGTAGAGACAGCCTTGACTTTATTGCCTTCATCGTCTTCATCGTCTTTGCGACCGTAACCACCTGGCTCAGCAGTATGAATTCTACCTTTGCCAGTTTCTTTAGTTGCCTCATTCAACTGGTCTAGTTGTGCTAATAAATTTTTGAAATCCATTTTATTTTCCTTTTATCTTGATACGCTAGCGCCAGTCTCGGGCTTTGGTGGGCGTTTAATTGTACTCATTGGGCTTTTATCACCCATCTTCTTGTCATCTAAGTATGGCTTGAACGGGTCAAACGCATCAGGTGTTGTTACTCCTGCGTAAGGTATATCTATTTTTGCACCTTTAGCTTGGTCTTTGATACTACTCAAATAACTATCGCCATATGCTTTACTAGCAGCCTTACTGCCTTTTTCTTCTTCTAGTTCTTCATGGTCTAATACAGGACTATGAGCCATTTGATTTTGATATTCTTCATATTCAGTATCAAGGCTATCAGCATAACCCGGTGTAATCAATCTAACTCTATTCTCATCCAAACCCAATAATCGAGCCATCTGTTTGACAAAAGGCTCAATCACTGGATATCTGAATTCAACATCAATTGATGTGACACGTTCATTTTGAACTTCAGGGAAATCTAATAACTTAGGTTGGATAGGCGTAGTTTTTGGTTCACCTATCTTTACTGGGGTAAACTTTTGAAGATTCAATTCTATTAACTGTAACATCGTTTGATTAACCTCACCGGCTATTTTCAAACGATAATGATATGTTCGAATTGATTCAACTATGTAACTTTTTAAACTTTTCATACATTTTATCCTGTTGTAAGTATTTATCATTTTTCTTTTGAATCGTCATTCTTCAACATCTTGAGAAGTTCATTACGATCCAAAGCTTTACCTTCTCCTACAGGAGTGTTTTCTAATTCTTCATTTTTACTAGCTAACTTCTGATCCAATGACGCTTTTTTAAGCTGTAAATCAATCATTTTTAGCTTTTTATTTAGTTTTGCTGTCTTAGCAGTAATAGCATGACCCAACATGCTACTAGCCACATTGAATATTTCACTACTAAATCTACTATCAACCTGCATCCCCAAGTCACTCAAATCTTTAAAGCTATCTACAGCCATTCTTGCTAATTCATCTAACTCAGTATCACTTGCTTCTAGTCCACGAACTTGAGGTAATGCGTTTTCAATCTTTTCTAAATTACTTAGTGCTTCAGTTGTTATTTCAGTAGCGTCCTCAGGAATAGCTACAGCTAAACTGTCTATTTCTTCTTGTGGAAGCTCAAATAAATCCTGTAATTTTTTAGTCATAGAAGTATTTATTTACTTACTACGCCCATTGTAAAAAAGGTCATCCTCAGTAATAACTCTAAAAGTGTACCCTTGACCTTTACAATAAGCCATTGCCGCCTGCCATTTAGCATGATTGATAGCTACTACCATTCTGTCTTTAGCACTGGCAACTTTACTTTCAATAAGACTTTGTTTTTTAGGTTTAATCTCTACCATCTCAGCAATTTTTTTACCATACTTATTTTCATAAACGACAAAGAAGTCAGGGATGTAGTTTTTAGGTTGTCCTGTGAAAGGATTACGATAAGGGATACTGATAGCTTCACTAGCCCAATACAATACATTTTTGTTACTGTCACAAAAGGTCATGAAAGTAAGTTCCCAACCTGAACGATATCTAGGAGTATGTTTACCTACATACTTTTGAGCGTTCTTGGGAGTAAATGTACCTTGAGCAAACTTTGCCATGATTATTGTACGATGTTACGTGCGACAGGTTGATTTGCTTGAGGGATAACGCCTACGCCGTAGAGTGATGTTTTACTTTTGAAACTATTTAGATAGTAAGTAATAACTTGATTCATTTGTAACTTCGTTTTACCCTTGATAGCTTCTAATAGTTCCAGTGCGGATAATCCTGTTTCTTGTGCGATTCTAAATAAGAAGGCAGTGAAGTTAGCGGCAATCACTTTAGTACCGCATACTGATTTGAAGTATCCGTTGACAATATCAAACTCATTACTGTTTACAGTGGCATTGAACTGATAAAAATCATCAAATATTTTGACTGTTAGGTCAGTTGAGGTACGGTCGTCTATTATTCTTGCCATGATGTTTCTTTCTTATGATATTTCTGGTGGAACAACAACTCGTCCACTGACTGCTCCGGCAGTGCCATAAGGTACACTGCCGTATGAAGGTAAGTTGAATAATACATTTCTTCCTGTATTACCGTTGACTGGATTCATAATAGCATTTGTAACACCAGTCAATACTTCACTTTTGATTGTTTGTTTTAGATTCATATTCTTAAGCGTGTTGTATGTAGCACCTGCTTTTTGAATAGCACCTAAAATATTAGGATTATCACCTGATAAATCATTTATCACACCATTAGCACCGTCAACTAAACCACCTTGACCTAGAATACTTGCTTGACTTCCGGGTCTTGTTATTGGACTAGTTGTTCTATCATAATGTTCAGGTAAGCCGAAGCCAGCAACAATATTACTAGGCTCTTTACCACTGATAGCACCTTGAAAGTATTTGACTGTTTCATATTCCAGTGACATGGTGTTTTCCATTGTACCATTGCCTTCGGCATAGTTGTATGTGTCATGTCCAAATCTAGTTATGATAGGATTGATTAGAGTGTATGCCACATAGTTATGTTGATTGAAACCAAACACAGTAATGTTTTTGAAGAAAGGCACTTTAGTTTGACCAGTCGCAGCCTCAGTATATCCGTTGACTGTTGTACTTGTTTCTCCTATGTATCCCCAATCTGTATCACCTGTGATAGATTGAGCATAGATATTTCTTGTGTTGTAGTTTGTACTATTAGGACTAGTTTTAGCTCCGTTACCAGCATTTTGATTTGTTTGTCTCCCTGTAACAGATACAACAGGTTTACTAGCATCTTTGTAATAGTATGTGTAGTAGTTATACCACATGTTACGTATTAGATTTCCGTTATCATCATGGAAATTGATATCTACTGGATCATATTTTATTTTTGTTTGAACAATACGTTTACGATTGTATTGATTCAGTTGATGTGTATCAAAAGTATAGCTAGGTAGTTTGATAGATTTTACTGCTAGACCAAAGTTAGCACCTTCTGGTAGTCCTACTCCGTATGCCGCTTTGTTGATATCAAAGTAAACGTGAAATAGAAACTTAAACTTAGGTGCATACTGATATGCGTTGGGTCTGAATGTTTTACTAGCATGAGTGTAATCACGTAGGTATTCGCTGCCGAAGAATCCTGCGGCAGCGTCTGTTAGTAAGTTTTGAAAAAATCCAGACATTTAATATATTAAAATATATTATGCTTGACCGGATCCAATACCTGTAGTTGAAGATCCATTCAATATACGACCGACGTTTGTACCAACACCTGAAGTCAATGGAGATTGAATTGCGTTATCAAAGCGTATTGTCATAGCAATTGTTACTACTTCGTTTGCACCGTATGCTAAGTTATTGTAGTTAGCTTGTTGCAAGAAGCAACCATAACATTCCCAAGTTTCTAATACGATTGGAGCTGCAGTACCATTACCACCGTCTAGTATTTCAATGTTTGTTTGGAACTTGTAATCTTGACCAGTTGCGGCTGAAGCTTGTTCAACGAAATCTAATTGTTTCTGTAGTTGTTGTCCAACTAACTTAGACACTTGACCTTGTGCATCATCTCTAACATTAACTGTCAATGGTGACCATTCGTGTCTTCCTGCCAAATACATAGTAGAGTTGTAAACAGGGATATTGATTTCCCCAAAACTAACTGATGGTCTTGTTACGTCAATAACTTGCTTTGTTAGTTCGTTAGTGGAACCACTAACACCTAGATTCAAAAAGTTAACTCTAAAACGATATTGTAGTTTGGGCATTAGCAAGCCCTGATTTCCGCCAGCGTTATCACTCGCTACGGTCATATTAAACAATGATTGTGAGGCTGTTGCCATATTGTGTTTCTCCTGTTATTAGTATTTATCTTTACAAATAGATACCCCGTTAGGGGTATCATATTTTATTATTGTCCACCAAGTTCGCCTGTGTTCAATATACGAACTGGGATGTAGATGAATTCAGCTGCCTTGACTGGCTCAACCGCAACATCGATCCACAATTCATTTCTATCGATTCTTGCTGGAGTATTGTTACTTTCGTCACAAACTACAAGATAATCATATAGACCACGTTTAGCAACTAAGTCAACCATCAATGTTTCAACAACACCTGCGATTTGATTACGTGTCAATGCGTCATTAGGTTCAAATACGAACGGTCTTGCTGCCAATGTCAATTGTCTACGTATGTAAGCAATCAATCGTGCAACGTTAGTTCTATCTAGTGCACTTGAACTATTGAAACTTGTCTTATTACCATAATTCAACAAGCCAACACCCGTGAAGAATACTAATGGATTGATAAAGTTAATATACAATACATCACGTATTCCTAAACGTGTTTTGATTGGCATAAATTCACCTGTAGTAGCATCAACATAACCAATGCTTAGTGCGTTATCAATAGTACCTCTACGTGTACCTGCTGCCGCTAACCATGGATAACTGATAGTATCATTACGTAAGAATGTACGCAACATCATGTATGATGAAGGAACAGCAACTTGATTACCTTGTAAGTCTGTAGCTAATCCGCTTGGATAGAATAGACCCATGTATGTATCACGTGTTACAAGACCTTCTTCGCCTGTACTACCCGCCAATGCTTCATTATTAGCCCATGCTTGAATTGCGGTAGCATCATCTGGTAATCTCATTGGTGTATCACCTAAGATGTAACCAGTTTGACCACGGTCATTATTCAATGTAATCATTCCTGGTTGTAGTTCAGGATAATTAGGTGTTGCTAATAAGTTGAAGAAGTTATCTTCATCACGTATTGCTGTGTTAGTAGCAATGGATGCATTCAATGCTTGAACAACCATTGCACGTTGTGCTTGACGACCCATGTAAGGGCTGCCGTTCGTTTGATTACCACTAACTGTTACCCAAGCATTAGTTTGTGTTGGTAATGTAGCACCAGGGAAACTTGTATTGTTGAAGTAATTTACTTTGAATTGTTTTACATTGTAACCTGAACGGCGTGTGTTGAATAGCAACATACCTTGTGGATACAAGCTTGCACTAGGTGCATCTAAATCTAAATAATCACTTGTCAATAAACTTGTGATACTTGGAATAGGATCATCACTTGGACTTACATCACCGTTAGTTGCCCAACGAGCATCAGCAAACAATACACCTGTACTACTTGTTTGGTCTGTGTTATTTAGTAATACCCACTGATCCGTGCCGTCAATACTTTCCCAACGGTTGATAACCGGATACATTTCTAAATCACTTGTATCAATCCATAAGTCACCGTAAGCTAACGCATCACCAGTACTTTGTGTCATAGGAGCTGTGGCCGCAATAATAGGACCGTTTGCATCAGTCATATTCGAACCAGTAGCTGAAGGAGCACCTGTATAGTCGTAACCTGTATTTTGATAACCCAACCATGCACCACCTTTGTTGACCATGATATCAACTTGGTCAACTACACTGTAGAACCAGTTAGTATCATTTATCGGGGCAACTGATGGCTCACCTTCATTACTAATGTAAGTGAATTCTCTCCAGTTACTCAATTGTGTTTGATACAATATTTTTGGTAAACCTGACACATATGATACACTTGTAATACCGCCTGAACCGTTGACACTACGTACTTTTAGTGTTAGTGTATTAGATGAGGATGTGCCTCCCAAACTTGTATAAGGCACAGTAATAGTATTACCTACAAGATAACCTGTTCCTGCGGCAGCAATACCAGTGATAGTGTATGTAACTATAGCATTGATATTTAGTGTTGCACTTGTGCCTGAACCACCTGTAACAGCCACAGCATTAAAGTCAGCAAGCACAAAAGGTCCTGTCTTACATCCATCAGTTGAATTGTAAACAAAACCAGCTGTTGTCAACAATCCGTTAGATACATAAGTTGATACACCTAAACTGTTTACAGTATCATCCATGACAATTTCGCCACCTTCTGTATGCGTAATTTGAATTGAACCGTCAGTTGTTACTACACAAGTTGTGTAAGGAATACCGGCAGCATACCATGCTGTTACAAAATCTGTAGCATCACCTGCTGGTACTGTGACAAGGTAAGGACCAGTCAACATATCATTTCCGGGTTCAGATATATAAACATTTATGTAGTTAGTACCGATGAATACTGGATCTACAACAGAACCAGTAACTACTGTGGCACCTGTTGCTATTCTTTTCCATAAATACAAAGGACTATTAGTCAATTCATTATCAAAATCATATTGACCATAAATTGTGTTAGCTAATATTGCTTTGCCTCCACTAGCATCTAAACTTGATGTTGCTTCCCAATCACTTGTATTCAATGTAACATTTTTGTACAACCAAGATTGTGTGGCAGCATTATACACCGCTACACTAGGATTCAAACCTGTACCAGCACTGCCAACTTTAATCCATACACTACCTGTTGGTCTTGGATACAATTGACTACTTGTCCATAATGGCATTTGAGCACTTGTTCCCCAGTCAGTTAGAGGTTGATAAAAATTAGTATTTGCTGTAATACCTAAACTAGCTAAAGGTGTATTTGTTGTATTAGTAAATTTGATATATTTATTGATACTACCTGTACCCACTTGCTGGTTACTGTAAACATTTAGTTTACCGTTTATTACTTTAGCAGTAACTTGTGTACCTGATGCTGTGTTGATAGCTGCCGCAACTCCTGCAACTGTATTATTAGGGGCTGTGGGTACTTGAATAACAAATGAATATGCTCCACTAACATTGATAGTAAATTGATCACCTGCTGTCAATGACGGATTACTTGCTGTACCTATTGTTGTAGGAATATCTAGTTTCCATTGGCCGCCTCCCACGCTTACCCAAACATTGTTTGTTGTTTTGTAAAAATATGTAGAATTAGTACCGTATGGTGTACCAGTGTATTCAATGGTGTTGATAGCATAATCACCAATACTTCCTATACTACTCAATGGAACACCGCTACCATCTACATCTGTTGAATCTGTGATAACAATTGGAGTTTGTAAGGTAAACTTACCTGTAGTCAAATTGAAGACATAGATACCCCATGTACTATCTGTGGTATTCAACCAGTAAGTTCCATTGGCTGGACTACCTACTGGACGACCTGTTTGACCTACTAAACTTGCTAAATCAATATCAGCACGTAATACATAGCAACGATTAGTAACACCTAATGTTGAATATGCGGCTAACAAACCATATTCATTCAACTCATAACCCTGAATAGGTGTACCATTTGTCGTTGTGTAGAAGAACGGTGTACCATACAAGTTTACTAAGTCTCGCTGACTTGTGACTTGGAAAAGCTTATTTGCGTTTGCGGCTGTTGTTCCTACTGCTACACCTGTGTTTGAGGCATCTGCTTTATTTTGCGCTGTAGCTAATAGAATGAGAGGGACTGAATTCGTTGGGGCTGGAAGGTATTGACTTTGGTCAATAATCGTTACTTCTACGCCTGGACTTGTTAATGCCATTTTATTTTTCCTTTATGTAAAATTTTGAGGTTTACCACCTGATTGCATACTAATATTTATCAAATATTTTCAAAAAGATGTAGTTGGTAGACGGTAATGTGCCTTCGAAGGTTCCTAGAGTAAATACATAATGAGACCCATCTGTAAACATTGTAACAAGAACTATTGTGCTATTAACTACCATCGTAACGATATCACCCATTATCGTAGTAAATGCGATGAATGTGGTAGGGTCAAAAACAAACTCAAACCCAGAACACCTAAATGGAAAAGTAAAGGATATAAAAAGAAAACCACATGCGATTTATGTGGCTTTCATAGCTTATTTACCAGTCAAATTACAGTGTTCCACATTGACGGGAACTTGGAAAATAGTGAGCTAACTAACTTACGTAGTATCTGCCTCAACTGTATTGAAGTTGTCAAACGAAAAGAAGTCAACTGGAAACGAGGAGATTTACAAGTTGATAATTGATTTCACTTGCTTATGTAGAGCATCAATTGTACCATTATTATCAATGGTATAGTCATACTTCAACCCAACAGAGGAATACTCACTGGAATGTATGTTCTGTTCTTTCAACCATTTCTCAGCACTTGCTACACCTTTATTCGCTTGAATAGCAATATCATACCAATGGGGTAAAATTCCCCTCTGTACAGATACTAATATTCCGCCTGAATCTTTAATCGTCTTAAACTCATTGGGGAACCTACAGTCACTAATCACAATGTTATCTTTACTATTCTGTAGCTTATGTTCTAGGCTAGCAATCCAGATATCATTGTGAAAACTTTTTCGACATACATCTGTGCCCCAGTATTGTAATACCCATCTAGGGGTCAATTGAGGCATGTTCAATCGTTCACTCCACCATGGATCAACACGTTCACGCCACTCACGTGCCTGAGTAGTTCTCCCCTCAAGCATCTCTCTATCCCATCCAAACACATTTGCTACCGCATCTTTTAGACTAGCCGCAAAACTCATTCGCTTGAACCCGTGAAATGTTGTAAGATAGTCAGCAATAGTATCCTTGCCACTACCAATCAATCCTGAAACCGCAATAATAAGCATAAAAAAACTCCCGTAGCATTTATTATACTAGGGGAGTTGAATAAAGTAAAGATATTAGGTTAACCTTGTATCCATGTTAGGGGCTGTGATCCATCAACATAACGCTTGAGTTCGTCTATCAATTGTTCCATTCCAGCTTTACCTTCTGCTTTCATGGCTGCACCATTCAAACTTGTTCCGCCACCTGGACCAGCAATGCTGGCAAACTTCTCACGTGCTTCACCGATAATGATTTTGAGATTTGCTAGAATAAAGTCACCAATCCATACCCCTGTACTAGGGTCTTGTAGTAATACTTCTTCTGTACGTTGAATATCTGCCCAAATCAATATTCTTTCTCCGGTACCTTTGAAATCTCTAACTAGTCGTAATACTTTGGTTACTGGATCAAACGTGTAAATCACATATCCACCAAACATACGTGCGGCTAGTTCTACATAACCAGCATAAAAATCATATGTTGCCATGCCACCAGCATAATTGTAGTTTAGTAAATATGTGTTTAGAATAGCACTACTAAAAGGGTCAAAACTACTGGATCCAGGCCCTGTCTCTAAACCAATTGTTCTACGATAGATACATCTGACATTTACAAATTCTTGGGGCAATGTGTAAGTGTCCACATTTTCTTCAACTGTAAACAATGTGTAGGATTCTGATACTGAGTTTTCAGCACGTTGACGATAAACCTTGATAGCATAGTTGTATGCCGCTTCATAATGTTCTGGATCTAATTCTAAATCAATGATGCCACCACCCAATCTGTATTCACAGTTTTTGAATAAGGCCTGTTTCATCTCATCTAGGCTTAAGCCATTAGGAGTAGAAAGAATATTTGCTGTTGATGATATTGTCATATGTTTTCCCTGATAATGTATTTATCAGGCATAATCTAAATCTTTGACAAAATCAATCCATGTTTACTGAAAATATCACTGAACTTTACTATGTTTGGACCATAATAAATGAAGCATTGTCCACGTGTGTTTGTACTTTGTTTTTTGCTATCAAATGCTTCAAACTGAATTCTGTGGTCTGTGAAACAAAAACTATTGGCTTTTTCTGCTAACTTCTTAAACCATTTTGTATCGGTACTATTATTACATAATAGAATAGCTTGACTAAAGGTCTTTTTATCATATTCTGATAAAAACTTATCAATTGCTTTACTCATGGTTTTGCCGTAAGGTGGATTGATCCAGACACTTCGTACACCTGTAGTAACCCAATCTTTAGTTAATGCGTCATCATCTAATGTGTAATAATTTACTGCTTTTATTTGTTCATTAGCCGTTGTGCTTGTAAATGGATCTAAACTAATTTCCCCACCAAATACAATACGTGCATCTTCTATGTATTTGATGGGGGTGTACCAACTATCACTATCCCTGTCAATAGAGTAAGCTTCCGGAGTTGATCCTACATATGCTAATTTATTAGCTTTAGACATTAAAACGCTTTTAGAATTATCATATTTTCGTTGAACCTACCATTTGGAGTTGTAGCAACTGCTTTGATATCTTTGAAATACTTACGTGCCGCAGGCTTACTTCCCAGTACTTCTTTAATCTGTTCACTAGGTTTACGTAGTGTTTTGACTTCACTTTGCGCTGTATCAAATCCTAGCAATGTATTACCTTTCACAGTAAATGTTTTGCTGTAATCATCTGCTACATAATGATGTAGTTTACGTTTTGCTGTATCATAAACCCAAGCTTCACTTGAACCATGAAGTTTGATAGGATGAATACTGACTAAATCAAGTTTACTTGCGGCATCTTTGAATGTTTTTAGATACTTGAGTTTAGCTACAATTTTCTCAACAGGTACTGCTTTACGTGCCCTAGGAGCTTTACTGGCTTTCTTTACACTAATGTAACTACTCAAATCACCTAGCACAAGTTCAATAAACTTTAGAATATTCTTCAACTGAATTTTATTCAAGTGATTGTAGCCCTGAACTAACTGACCATCAACACCTTTCAATACTTCTTCAATTTCATTTTGTTTCTTTTTCCACACTTCTGTCAATAAACTGATATGTTGTGGCATCACATTCTTTTTAGCTACCTCGTCAATGGGCCTGTAAGTATGTTTTGTAGGAGCGCCTGATGTAATGAATTCGTCAAATAATCCCTCAAGTTCACCTGCCGCATCACGTGCTTTATCTTTTAGAATATCCTGAATATTAGGACGTGTAACTGTTTCTGTTTTAGCTGTTTCAATTACTTCAGGTTTATTTACTGTTTCAAGTAGTCGTTTAATTTCATTTTGTAATGTATTTGATTCAGTTAGTGTAAGTTCTAATCCACGCAATTCCATACGTGCCAACCAGCATAATGTATTGATACATTCTTTTTCATCTACCTTACGCATTATTTTAGCTTCAGGAGATCGTTCACGTAATTCCAAGTATTGTGTTAAAAATTCTTTAGCATCTTTTTTACCATAGAATCTTCCGTACCATGTAAAACTACGCATAAGTGCTAAACGGCGATTTTCTTCCTCGGGTTGATCGGCAAATACCGGCTCTTCTCCAAAGTATTTTGTATCAGCATCTCTTGGGTCAAGTGTTTTGACTACTGAATAGTCGCTTGCTTTACTGGGTTTTTTGCGAGTTGCCATTAGATTCTCCTAAGTTTATAGCACATTTATGTATTGTAGCACAAATAGTATTTACTGTCAACTTTTTGGTTACCCGGTTCGTTCTTATTACCTAATAAACGATAAATACTATTATGCCAAAGTTATCCCTATACCGCCCAAATAAACAAAATGATTACAGATTTTTGGATAGAACAATATCCGAAATGTTTACTGTGGGTGCCACTGACTTGTATATTCACAAATATTTAGGTCCCACTAATGAAGGGCCTAGTATTGATTATACTCAACCAGAATATGACAGTTTGAATCCCACAAATATTCAGGATTTACTATTTTTAGAGAATAGAGATAGAACATATGATCCTGATATTTACAGATTACGTGGACATTATAATGTACAGAATTTAGATTTTGATTTAAGTCAATTTGGATTATTCTTAAATAATGACATTATCTTTATTACTGTTCATTATAATGATATGATTGATTTAATTGGACGTAAATTAATGGTTGGTGATGTATTAGAATTACCGCATTTATTAGATTACAATCCATTGAAAGAAACTATTCCGGTAGCATTAAAACGATTTATGCAGATTACTGATGCTAATTATGCAAGTGAAGGTTTTAGTCAAACTTGGTTTCCGCATTTATGGCGCATCAAATGTGAACCACTAATTGATAGCCAAGAGTTTAGTCAAATATTACAAGCACCAATCAATACAGATAACTATCTTGGACAATGGGATAAAAATAAACCTTATCCACCGGGATACATCATAAGTTATGGTGATAAGAATTACGAATCTATTACAGATGTGCCAGCTGGAACTAATCCTCCTGATCCTACATATTGGAAATTGACGGACGAACAAAATCTCAGAGATATTCTTGCTACTTACAACAAGAACATTGAAATCAACAATGCGGTATTGGAAGAAGCAAATAGAATATTACCTTATTCTGGATATGATGTTGATAACTTGTATGTAGTACCTACATATGGATTGTATGTTGAAGATTTAGAGTTGTCAGGTAAGTTGAATCAGCCTGCACCTCCAATCAATGTTATAACACCTGGTGGTGCTCCTGTTACTGCAACAGGTACTGTGGTTTTTATGCGTTCACCTGAATACAAAAATCCTAGTCCTGTTATTAAAATACCAAAATCTGTTGTAAAAAGCTTTTGGGATTTGACAGCAGACTATGATCCTATCAGTGCGTTCAAACAACTAAACTTAGAAATAGAAGAAATATCTCCTGAGAAAACTGATACAGGTTCAGGCTCTGTTGAAACTACTAAAGTGTTGAGTGTACTTAGTAGTGGTACTATTACAGGACCATATGGTACTGCTGATAATACATATTCTACTGCGGATCAAAACCCTGAACTACCTGGCTTTACAGATAGTATTACTCCTCAAATGGACTTTAGAGCAGACTGTGATCCACGCTTCCAATACATCGCCCGTAGTAGTCCAAGAAGCTTTGGTTACACATATGGTTATATGACTGGTAACGGTATTCCACCTAACGGCTTCCCGTTAGGTTCAGGTACAAATCCCACTGGTGTTGGTATTTCATTCCCGCATAACCCACAAGTGGGCGACTATTTCTTACGCATAGACTATTTACCTCAATTACTTTATCGTTGGAACGGTGGCATGTGGGTTAGAATATCATCTAATGTTCGTACGGGTACTGCTATTGTTGCGCCAGGCGAAATAGGTCATGTAGACCAGTCACAGCTAGCAGGCTTTATCAATAACGATAACTTGACAAAACTAACCGATGGTACTTATGTGCCGCAAAAACAAGCACTATCAAAAATACTAACAATAGCCCCGGATCCTTTACCACCAAAACCTTAAGTGATAAATAAGATTAAAGGTAAACAAATTGGCACAATATTTCTATGACAACCAGGTACGTAGGTACCTAATACAATTTATCAAAATATTTAGTAACTGGTCTGTTACTAAAGGTAAAGATCCTAATGGTAATGATATTATTGTTAGAGTTCCTGTAATGTACGGGGATAGTAGTAGACAAGCGGCTACTATTATTGCTAACAACAGTGCGAGTAACTTACCTAGTGCACCGATGATTACTGCTTATATTACTGGTTTAGAATATGACCAGCGTAGAACACAAGATCCTACATTTGTGGATAGAACTGAAGTTAGACAACGTGCTTACAATAGTGAAACAGGTACTTATGAAAGTACGCAAGGTCAAGCATTTACAGTTGAACGATTGATGCCAGTACCCTACACATTGCGTGTGACTGTGGATCTGTGGACTACTAACTACAATCAAAAATTAGAACTGATAGAACAATTAGGTACATTGTTTAATCCTTCAATGGAAATACAAAGTACAGATAACTTTATTGATTGGACTAGTTTAAGTGTTGTGTACCAGGATGGGCTAACCTTCAGTAGTCGTAGTATTCCTCAAGGTACAGGTAATCCTATTGACATTATGAGTTGGAAGTTCTACATGCCTATTTGGTTAAGTACAGCCGCTAAACTGAAAAAGATGGGCGTTATTCAAAAAATCATTGCAAGTATTTACAAAGGTGTGGCACTACAAGATATGCAGAATGACGATATGTTATTAGGTACTCGTCAAAAGATTACACCATACGGATACAAAGTATTACTAATAGGTAATAGTTTACAATTACTTCCAGCAAATGAAGCTTTCTATCCAAGCAACCAAGACTTGGATTTACCTCCGGCGCCAGATACAAACTTGTATTGGAGTGGATTACTTAATGTCTACGGAACCATGAAGCCGGGCATTAGTCAAATATGGCTACAAAATCCTTATATGGATACAGAGATTGTAGGTACATTTGTATTAGATCCCGTAGATGATAGATTACTAATCTATGATATTGATCCTGATACATTGCCTAGTAATACATTGAACCCAATTGAAAGTGTTATCAATCCGTTATTGTCTGGTCCAGGTGTTAATTTGCCTGCTCCTATCAATGGCAGAAGATATCTTATTGTAGATGATGTTGGTGCTCCTGGCAACACTAACCCATCATGGGGAACTGTGATAGCTTTTGCTAATGATATTATTGAATACAGTAGTGCCACTGGAGAATGGTTTGTAGCATTTGATAGTGCCATGGCTACAACTGTAGAATATGTACTAAACTTAACAACTAATATTCAATATCGCTATGTAAGTAGTGAGGGTGTTTGGATGAAAAGTGTTGAAGGATGGTATGACCAGGGTGATTATTCCATCGTCATCTAAAGATTTTGGGTAACTAATACTTGACATTTGTTACAAATACTGTACAATAACAACATGTCTAATCAATCGGCCGGTGTTTTCTTTTATTCTATTTCAACTGATAGATATCTTTACCTTCTAAGAACAGATAGTAAGAATCCAGGCAACTGGGGAATACCTGGCGGTAAGATTGAAGAGGGTGAAACATTACTTGAAGGTATCGCACGTGAGTGTGAAGAAGAACTTGGAAGTTTTCCTAACAAAGCAAAACTAATACCTATTCAAAAGTTTGTAAATCAAAACTTCACATATCACACATTCTTTTGTGAAGTTGATAATGAGTTTACTCCTATACTCAATGACGAACATTGCGGCTATGCGTGGGTGGGTGATAATCAATATCCCAAGCCATTACATCCTGGATTGTTTAGTACAGTAAACTTTGATGTTGTGCAAAGTAAATTATTCGCACTTACAAAAAAAGACTCCTAAGAGTTTTTTTTATTATGCTATCTTTATTCCAAATACAGCCCAGTTGTAACCATCCGACCAGACATCCCAATATTGTGTAGTAGCCTGTGCCAAAACTTTGGTACTTGCGCTACTACCGCTAGGTCCATAGAAAGCACCTGCCGGAGTGCTCAGTGTGATATTACTTACAGTATTCTGCCAGAATCTATAACCAATACCTGAGTTAGCAGCCTGTGTTGGGTCTGGTAGTGTGACAGTATATGTACCTGAACCAGCAAATTCAATAAATCCACTGGCATCTGCCACTGTCAATGTAGTAGTTGTAGTGAGAACTCTAGTACTCTTGCGTATGCCACCAGTAACAGTCAAGTTGCCGCCGACTGAAACATTACCAGTTACACTCATTGTGTCAAGCGTGTTGAGGGCAAAGGTTGCGCCAATCTGCTCAATGTCAATCCAAGGATAAGCGTAAGGAGTACCCCAGTCAGCGGCTGTTCCACCGATACTGGAGACATTGGTGGGACTTACTACTCTAAATGATACCACTGTTGTTGATACTACTGTTATTATTGCTTCAGCAGTACCGCCGGCGGTGGTATTAAAGTTGAGACTCTGGGGACTGAACCATCCAGAACCTTCACCAATATAAGCACTGGTAGTTTCGTTATACCAGCCGTATCCGATAAAAGATGCGGCAGTTGCGCCTGCTATTGAACCCACTGTGCCGCGCAATCTATAAGTTCCTGCTGTTAATGTAACTTGTCCAGTAGATGTATTGACTGATACAGCAGTACCTGAAGAACTTTCTAATGTACTGCATACTACCACAGTACCAGCACTGACGCTTTGTGCAGTTGTTCTTACATACTTTGCGTAATTGGTAGCAGTAGTGCCAGTGGCAGTGGCTTGAACCGCTATGGTGGGATTTAACTGTTTTACCTTGGCCCAAGTTTTAATACCTTGTACTAACATTCTGCCACCGTAGACACCAACCCATCTTACCTTGACATTGATATCTTGTGACGGAGTATATATTAGGCTTTGTGACGCAACACCACTGTCATTGTATCCACTAGTAACAGGTATGGCCTGTCCTTGTGTAGGACTCAATGCGTTGTTGCTACTGTCT